GTTGGTGCTCCGGCTAATAACAGAAGCACTCCAGCTGTGGTCAATGAAAATTCTGTAATGTCCGACGATGTGTTGGCAGCACAGCGTATGGAACAGGCTGAAAAAATGAAAGCCAGTGCTCAACAGCTCATGGCAGAAGCCGAACGTCTTATCAATGAAGCAGTCTCTTTTGACCCAAGTTTGAAACCAAAAACAACAAAAGCAAATGCCAAGAAAAAACCAGTCAAAGCGGATTAACGTTGACTCACGTGATCGTTGGAAACAGATACTTAAAACAGTAGCCAAAGAAGAAGTTCCGGTAAGCATGATACAAATGGTCACTGTGAATTTAATTGATGGCACCAGAGTTGAAATCAACATCCTTGATCTACTTGACGAAGGCTATGCCAATCAAGAGATAGAAGAGATGCTAAACACTCGGTTAAAAAAGCTGGATGAGATAATCAAAGATGTAGATTTTTTTATCAACATTGATTCTGTAGCCAAGACTGTGCAACCTGTTACTGACGATATCCTAAAAAACCTATGATCTCTGCAATTTTCTCTGTAGACCAAACCGGAGGGGTTGGTAATCGAGGCACTTTGCCTTGGAAGCATCACCCCGAGGATATGGAATGGTTCCGTGAACTCACAGTAGGACACATAGTTGTCATGGGTCGTAAGACCTGGGACGATCCCATGATGCCCAACCCTTTACCTGACCGAATTAACGTTATTGCTACCACGCGAGCAATAGATCGGCATCCTTTAATCAGGACCATTCACGGTGACCTGCCATCCGAGATAGAAAAGATACAGGCTATTTGGCCTAGGAAAAAAATCTATATCATTGGCGGTGTTGATCTACTGATGCAGTGCAAAGGCATAACAGACTATGTGTATGTCACGCATCGCAAAGGCAGCTACTATTCTGACACAAGGCTAAACATGGGTGATTATTTTACCATGTTCCGTGCGTGTAGTGCTAGACCTAGCACGGATAAGATGTTAAACTTTACAGAATACAAAAACGTCAATCCATTTAGGTTATAAAAATGAAAGTTTATCAACATGCTCTCCAAACTGTTTTATCAAACGGTACCCAACGCGGCGACCGTACTGGCACTGGCACTATCAGCTTATTTGGTATGCAACAACGCTATAACCTGGCTGAAGGATTTCCTGCCGTAACAACAAAGAAACTGGCTTGGAAAAGCGTGGTTTCAGAACTGCTGTGGTTCATTGAAGGGTCAGGGGATGAAAAGCGGCTGCGAGAGATATTACATGGTAGCGCCGAGTCTAGCAAGACAACCATTTGGACTGACAATGCCACAGCGCCCTACTGGAAGCCCCGGGCTAAATTTGACGGCGACCTAGGCAGGGTGTATGGAGTACAATGGCGCAAATGGCGTAGTCCGGAAATAGTACAAGGTGGTAGCTTTACCAATGACTTAGGGCATACATTCAGCCTAGAAGGTGGAGTTACTATTAGGGAAGTTGATCAACTTATAGAACTGATCAACGGAATCAAAGCAGACCCGCACGGACGAAGACATATATTATCCAGCTGGAACCCAGGCGAGTTACAAGCCATGGCTCTGCCACCGTGCCACTGCTTTGCCCAATTCTATGTAGCAGATGGTCGACTCAGCTGCCAGATGTATCAAAGAAGTTGCGACATGTTTTTAGGTGTCCCCTTTAATATCGCAAGCTACAGCCTGTTAACGGCCATGATAGCTCAAGTGTGCGGCCTCCGGGTCGGGGAGTTCGTTCATGTTCTCGGCGATGCACACATCTACCTAAATCATGTGGACCAGGTAAAAGAACAGCTCACACGTGAACCCTTGCCTGCGCCACGTCTTTGGCTCAATCCAGAAATTACAGATATCACAAAGTTCACAATGAATGATATCAGACTGGACAACTATCAAAGTCACACGGCAATTGCCGCACCAATGGCCGTATGAGAACTGTACTATTTCACGAGTTTCGTCTAGGCGATGTTGAAGACCCTGAGATCTATGCCGCAGGACCTATACTGGATTGGGAAAAAACTGATGCAGGACAGTGGGTGATGGAACATGCACATGATCCTACATTTCGTATAAGTGTTGACCAAAATACCTTTGGATATAAAGTTGCTATTACCGGCGGTCTCGAAGAACGGGACGAAGTGTACTATAGGTTAAAATATGACAACCTACAACGTACACATCGCTGATCCTGCACCCAACGGCTACGACTACAATCAAGCGTTTTACGATGCCATGGATGCATGGGCACAAGCTCACTGTACCAGCTACCTAGGCTATGAAGTTGTAGACGTAGCCGACGTCAGTGCCAACTGGGACGAGATTGGTGAATATCAGTTTCGTGAAGAAGCAGATGCACTGGCATTTACACTAAAATGGAAACACATATGAATATATTAGTAACAGGCGGCGCCGGCTTTATCGGGCACAACGTGGTGCGTGGGCTAGAGTTTCTAGGACACTCTTGCAGTATACTAGACAACCAAACTGATTATGGTATTGTGCCACCAGAGCACATGTCTGCGCTACATGCAGAACGTAAAGAACTGTATACAGCACCTGTACATCGTATTGATCTAGGTGCCAAAAGTCACAGCGTAGACTGGATTGTTAACCATTACAAACCAGAAATAGTCATACACATGGCAAGTTTTCCAAGGCAAAAAGTTGTGAGTGCGAACCCTGCTTGGGGTGCAGAAGTAATGATGGTTGGGCTGATGCAGTTACTAGAAGCTGCCAAAGCACACGGTGTGCGCCGTTTTATATACATCAGCTCCAGCATGGTCTACGGTGATTTTACTGAGGACATTGGGGAAGACGATCCGTGCAACCCAATTGGACAGTACGGAATCATGAAGTTAGCAGGAGAATGGCTGGTAAAAGACTATGCTCGCCGCACAGGCATGGAGTACACCATAATCCGTCCAAGTGCTGTGTATGGTCCACGTGATATCGAGGACCGTGTGGTCAGCAAGTTTTTAATTGCCGCGATGCAGGGTAAGACACTGCGAGTCAAGGGCGAACACGAAATGCTAGATTTTACCTATGTAGATGACGCTGTAACAGGCATAATAGGCGCTGCTTTAAGCGATAAAACGGCCTCCAGGACCTATAATATCACACGGTCAGCAAGTCACACCCTGTTGCAAGCAGCCGAATTAGCTATCCAAACAGTAGGTGCAGGCACTGTTGAAGTTGAAAGCCGAGATGCAGAATATCCCAGCAGGGCCAGTTTAAAGATCAATCGAGCTCGTGAAGACTTTGGCTACGAGCCCACTGTGGATATCACCCGTGGATTTGAGCTCTACCACAAATGGCTCAAAACCAGCATCTACGCACCACAGTCCTAATTCAATTTCCTGATAAATAATAGCATAGTATTTCTGGGCAGGTGCCGATTGGTGCCCGACTAAATACATGATCAATTCAGGATTAAAACATGGCCGGATCAGGTGCATTTCCAAAAGTTTCAGGCGATACAGTTTTTGCCAACGACTACAATACATTACGTAATCTCCTAATACCCATTATTGGAGTAGGGTCCGGTACATCGGGCTATGGTGCTGCCACGCCAATGGAAAGTAGCGGTGTTATTCAAGATGACACGATTTTTGGCCTGTCGTGGACACGTTTAAAAAATGATGCTTTGATTGCTCGCAAACACCAACTTGGCACTGGCACTGCATATAATAATCTTGTTACGTCATTTGCAACAGTTACAACAAAATTAACCTCAGGTGAAGGAGAAATTGGTATTGCTGACGTTAATTTGTTTAAAACCACGATTGATGCTGCTGTTACCAACAAAGATACTGCGGCAGCAAACCAGCTCACAAGAATAATAACTGGTGCAACTCGAACTTACACATCGTCATGGAACGGTGCCATTGCACAAGAAACAATTGTTACCTTTGCCTCTGCAGACGATGCTCGAAATTTTTTCAATGCAGGCGGATATTTGGTGCTGGAGCTCGACAGTGAAAATCTTGCGGCATCTGGCACTGCTCCCAATTCCAGATCAAAAGATCAGGACTGGCAGAGTATACTCGCCGATGCAGACAATTCCACTTATGACGCTGGTGACTATCGTAGTGGTACAGCCAACGTGGTTATACGAAGCGAAACCTATGGTTCTAGCTACGGACAAAACTATTTCAAAGCATGGGGACATCGTACCAGCACCACTACTATTAAAATAACAGCGTTATTTGATGATGCTTCTGCTATTGAAGGGGAGCGCGGAGTTGCTGGCTCAGGTGATGTGTATGACGAAGTGGTTACTCTTGATATTACCAGCGCGGTGAACTACTACAAATCATTTGATGCTATCGTATCTCCCACTCCATCCACTGTGGTTGCAAGTGCCTTCTCTGTGGTGCGTACCGATACTCAGGTCGCTCCTATAGGTAGTGGATTCGGCGGTAATGTCGGCGTGCCCGTGCCAGGAGCTTCGGCCGTTGTCACTCGCGGTGCTACAAATGTGAATGAAGGTAATAATATAACATTCTATGTGGCTGGTACAAACACTCCCAATGGCACATACTACTTCACTGTGACCAACAGTGGAGATTTTGTCGCAGGCTCTGGATCGTTCACGATAACCAGTAACAGTGGATCATTCTCGGTGACTCCTAGTTCGGACTCAACAACAGAAGGCGCCGAAACATTCACAGCATCTGTTCGTACAGGCAGCGCAGGTGGCTCAGTAATTGGCACCAGTGCCTCGGTCACTATCAATGACACCAGCCAGGCTGGCGCAGGGGTCGTCGAAAGCATAAGTGGAATTGGAGCAACATTTACCATTGGCTCGGTACTGACCTATACTGTGACCGGAACGCCAAACACTCAGGCCACATATTCATGGACTGGTGTCAAACCTGACGGCAGCAACTACACCGGATTGGCCACCAATACATTTACACTCAGTGCAGCTGGCACCGCCGGCGCCAGTGGTGTGTTCTTATCGGGCCCGGGCACCTTTACATTCACAGTGACGTTTGCCGCAACAGGCACAGTCAGAAGTGCCACCACACAAAGTTTGATCAATGCTACCTGGACTACACTGGCAGTGACTTCTCTAGATATTCTAAATGCTGCTTCTACAACAGGACAGCGAGGAGCCACACTTCAAAATAACACAGGATACGGTGGATTGAACTATGTTGCAACTGGTCCATACACCGCAACCGCATATGGCAATGCCTCATCAGGTACCTTGGGCGTCTACCAAAATGTTCAGATCAGGATAGCCAATCCGCATTCTGCTGGCACTGCCACTGTGACCCTGACTCAGACCAACCAGGCTGAAACTGTGCTGACCCTGGCAATACCTGCACATGTCACCTACGGGTTCACTGAGCTTCAAGCAGAATATGGTTTAACTGGTACGCAGATAGCAATAGGTCAAGGCGTAATTTATCCCCTGTACGCAAGTAGAGACGCATATAGTGTTGCTGGTTCTACAAGATACGGTCTCTACAGGAATCCCGAGGTGGATGGCTTTGTATACTGGCTAGGACTACTTGATACATTTGGTCAAACCAGTACCACTGTCCCCACAGAAGACCTTAAGGTGTCCTTCTTTGCTGGTGCGAGTCTAACCACGCAAGACGGAACACGAATGCTCGCACCTTCGACTTCCTACATAACAGGTACCGGCTACGACAAATTCGAAGACAAAGGAACAGTATAATGCTCACACAACAACAAGTAGTAGACACTTTTGCGAGACTACGTCCTGCACATGAATTTGGGTTGCCGCTGGATCCTGTGCAGTGTCTTTGGCTGTATTTTACTCAAGAAGAGCTAGAACAACAAATAGCAAATCTAACCAGCCAGGATCTTGCTGCATTCAAAACTCTTGATGCTCTCGTGCGAGATCGTCGAGATTCTCTCATAGCCGCTCAATAAATTTCACTAAAAGATTTTCTAGCCAGCCTTACTAAGATAATTACGTATAGGAGGCTATATGGCTGAACAACTTGATACTATTCTAGAATGGGCGGATCTCCGCACTCAATTCAAACAACAAAGAGAACTGCTGGAAGTAACATTCCAGGATGCATGTGTGCTGGCCCACAACGGTGGGCAATTTGATATCACTCCAGAATTCCTGGCAGGACTACAGCTACGAAATCAATCCAGCAACACGATCTGGGTGCTGGATCGCAATCAAACACCTGTGCAGATACTTGATGTCACGGACTTTATCGCACAGGCTGTTGCTGCGTATAATCTGGCAGCTGAACAATTTGGTACAGAATACACTGAGCTACGCAGACAAAGATCAGTAAAGGCCATGATTAAACTATGAGTCAAGGCTTTTTACTGTTTGCTCACAACAACGAAGAAATTGACTACGGCGTCCTGGCAGCATGGACTGCCAAAAGGATATCGCAGTGGTTGGACAAGCCGGTGAGTCTAGTAGCTGACAGACAAACAATAGAAAGTCTTGAGCAAAAAGGCCTGGTAAAATATTTTGACCAGATCATCAGTTCAGAAATCAGCTATGCGCAGTCTAAAAGATACAGAGACAGACAACTTTCCTTCCATAACTATGATCGATGCAATGCATGGGAACTCACGCCCTATGATGAAACCATGGTGATGGACACTGACATTGTGATACAGTCCGCTGTGATGAACCGGGTATGGAACAGCCGTGATGATCTCATGGTGTGCGAAAAATCAGTGGATGCATTTGATGTACACACCACAAGATCAGAATTCTTGCGACTAAGCGACCCAGGGATTAACTTCTACTGGGCTACACAATTTTATTTTCGCAAGACAGAGGAATCTCGTGTGTTCTTTGAAACCTGCAAATGGGTTCGCGGCAATTACAACTGGTTGAGAAATATCTATGGAATATTTAAACTACTGCGCAACGACCATATCTGGAGCATTGCACTACACGAACTTGGTGGAACACAAAATGCCGCATGGTGCTCAACACTTCCATGGACCTTGGTACACGTAACTGATGAAGTGAATATACATACTATGACCAATCGATCAATAACACTATACAATGAACTGTTTGGCATCCGTCGGGTACATAATCACGATATCCATGTCATGAATAAATTTGATCTTGTGCCACTGGCAACAAAGGAACTAAACAATGACTAAAGGTTACCTAGTTATGGCTCAGGGCAACTATCTAGACATGGCTATAGCACTGGCTAAGAGCATCAAGCAAACACAATCCGCTGTGAACAACATCAGCATCATTGTTGACTGCGATGTAACCAAACATTCTGCCGTGGACAAGTTCATTGAGCTGCCAACCGACATGTCTGGTGATGCTGTGTGGAAGATACACAATCGTTGCCAGTTTTATGATCTGTCTCCCTATGATGAAACTGTTATACTAGATGCAGACATGTTGTTTTTAACTGATATTAGTTCATGGTGGGTTGATATGAATCGTTACGATTTACTGTTAACCAATCGTGTTAAAACCTACAGAAATGAATGGGTCACCAACAGTCCTTATAGAAAAACATTTAGAGCAAACCAGCTGCCAGATGTTTACTCTGCATTTACATATTTTAAAAAATCAGATCTAGCAGAAACTTTTTTTCAACTGCTGACCAGCATCATCAACAACTGGGACACCTGGTCTGAATTGTATTCTTTCCATCATCGGCAGGAATATCCTAGCATTGATGTTGCCATGGCCATTGCTGTTAAAATACTGGATTGCGAATCAGAAGTAACTTCCGCCAGAGATTATCCTACCTTTACGCACATGAAAAGTGGATGCCAGGGCTGGAAACAATATCCCGAAGATTGGCAGAAATATCTTCCTTACTTCATACATGGAAAAAATTTAAAATTTGGCGACTATATACAACAAGGTGTGTTACACTATGTGAGTAAAGATTTTGCTAATACTCATGTCATGGAAATATTCAAATGAAATATATCTACTACAACAAAGACACACGAGAAATTACACAAATGGCACCCGGGGTAGATCAATCATCAACTGATCCTTACATTGAGTTGAGCAACGACGATGAAAATTTACTCATAGCTAATCAATTTCACGGACATAGATTTTTAGTAGTAATTGACAATGCTGAGCTACATCAAGGCCGACTAGAGAAAAAATTTAATGATATAAAAATTAAATCAACTGTAACTTCTTATGTGCAGAGGTATAGTGTACCTACAGTGGCATCCGGTGACGTTGATGTCTATATCAAGCAGTATAAAAAAACCAAAAACATACACATCGTGGCTACACCTAGATCAATAATTGATCTAGATGTTTTACAGCAATCTGTTATACTAATGGCATGTAAAACCAACGATCCGCATTACCCAATCTGGGAATTAAGAATTCCTGGCAATACACTGTCAACTGACCCCTTGATACACATCTATCAAGGCGACGACGACATAAGGTTTTTTTCACCAATACCCTTAGGAAACTACGTACATGAGCAATTTGATTAAATTAGCCGACCTTGATTGTATTTTTCTCAGCTACGATGAGCCTAACGCAGAAAAAAACTACGCTGATTTGCTGACCAAGGCCCCATGGGCGTTGCGTGTGCATGGGGTCAAAGGGTCAGACGCCGCCCACAAGGCCTGTGCTGATCTGAGCAACACCGAAAGGTTTATCACCGTGGATGGGGACAACATAGTTGATCCTGTGTTTTTTGATCATCAAGTTGATCTGGATCGTTGGACCAACGGAGACCAAACTCAACTAAGCTGGGCTGGAAGAAATCATATCAATGGGCTGGTGTACGGAAATGGCGGTCTAAAATGCTGGACAAGAGAGCATGTGTGGAACATGAAAACACACGAAGCAGCAGAAGACGATACCAACCAGGTTGATTTTTGTTGGAATAGTAATTATCAACACCTGTCAGAATGTTATTCAATATCGCATAACAATGCCAGTGCATTACAAGCATTTCGTGCTGGATTCCGCGAAGGTGTTAAAATGTGCTTAAAAAACGGAGTCAAGCCAACGTTAGCAGTGTTTAATAATCTAGGCAATTTGTGGGCCTGGAATCGTCAACGTTTGTCAATCTGGATGAATATTGGTACTGATGTTATCCACGGAGACTGGGCAATATATGGTGCCCGCCTTGGCACACACATGACCATGCTGACAGACTGGGATTACCGGCAGGTGCGTGATTTCGACTATCTAACATCGCTATATCACAAAGAACAAAAGAAAGATATCAGTGAAGAATCAATTCGCATTGGACAAGAAATTAATTCAAAACTAGGATTTGATGTTTCGTGCATTGACAAAAACAGTAGTAGATTTTTTAAATTAAATTACAATAATCTGCCTCGAAATGCTAGAGAACCAATGGGCTATGTAACTGCTTTACCATTAGTGTTAGACACTGATGTGGTATTCATTGCCAATGGAGAATCCAATGCAGAAGAAAACTGGCAGCAACTATTAAAAGTATACCCAGCTGCAAAACGTATAGACAATATACAGGGTATATACAATGCTCACAAGGCCGCGTCTGAATTGAGCACCACTGATTTATTTTTTGTAGTTGATGCTGATGCGTGTGTTCTGGATTCATTTATGTTTTCAGTTAATGCAGATCAAGTCAATTCTGAAACAGTATATGTCTGGCATAGTCTTAATCCTGTAAACCTATGTGTGTACGGTTACGGAGGAGTAAAACTGTTTGCAAAACAAATGTTTTCTACTGCTCATGATATCATCGTAGACATGACCACAACCATAGCAAAATACATAAAGGTAATGCCAGAAATCAGTTGTGTCACAAAATTCAATACCTCCAAGTATGATGCCTGGAGGAGTGGCTTTAGAGAATGTGCTAAGTTAGCATCCAGGTCTATTACTGGGCAGGTGGATAACGAAACTGAACAGCGATTACAAGCATGGTTAGCTCGCGGCGCAGGCGCCGCATTTGGAGAATGGGCAATCGCAGGCGCCCAGGCTGGACAAAAATTTGGTCTTGAAAATGCTGGCACTGACCGTATGCAGTTAATAAACGACTACGACTTTCTTAAAGAACAATTCAACAATGACGACTGAACACGCACTAACTTTTTATCGATCAGTAAAAGAAAAACTTGACGCAGTGGGGCCAGGCATGTGCATGGCCAAATGGCATCAGGTTACTCTACATCTAGAAAATGGTCACAATCACAGTTGCCATCATCCTGCTACCCACCAGACTCAACTCGACGAACTGGAAAATCCAGGATCTTTGCACAATTCTCGTCACAAGAAATATCAGCGTAGAGAAATGCTAGAGAAGCGTAGACCAAGAGAATGTCGTTACTGCTGGAACATCGAAGACACAGTGAACAGTAAGGATGTGTTTTCTGATCGTGTGCTTAAAAGTGCAGGGTACCCAATGGCAGAACTTGAAGACTTGGTATCTGCTGGGTGGAATGCAAATCCTTACCCCACCGATATGGAAGTTAGTTTTAGCACCACTTGTAATTTTAAATGTAGCTATTGCAGTGCGGATGTGAGCAGTAGCTGGATGAAAGAGCTAAAAGAACATGGGTCATATCCAACTGAATTTCCGTTGATCACGCTACAGCAAATTTCTCGTAGCGGAAAAATGCCTATTCCGGACCGTGATCCCAATCCATACATAGATGCATTCTGGCAATGGTGGCCGGACTCTTACCCTCACCTTAAAAAAATTCGAATCACCGGTGGTGAACCATTATTGAGTCCCCATACGTTTAAAGTATTTGATTGGATAATTGCAAACCCACGGCCAGATCTAGACCTAGCTGTCAACAGTAATATGTGTGTACCGCCTGTGCTCATACAACGTTTCACTGAAAAAGTAAAAATCATGCTAGAAGCAAAAGCAATAAAATCATTTGTGCTGTACACCAGTTGCGAAGCACATGGCGCACACGCAGAATATATACGTAACGGGATGGACTACAATGAATGGTTAGATAATTGCAAGTTGTTTTTAACACAGGTGCCGGATGCAAGAGTAAGTTTAATGAGTACCTACAATGCAATGAGTGTAACATCCTATGTTAATTTCCTAATAGACATGGTGCAGTTAAAGAAAACGTTTAATAACAGGGTGATAGTCGACACAGTGTATATGGCAAATCCAAAAATGATGTCAATTGATATCCTACCAGCTGATTATTTAATCTACATACAACAACAATTAAATTATGTTAAAATACTGCACCGTAACAATACATTTGGCGACTGGGAACTACATAAAATTGAAAGAATTCTAGAGTACTTTGAATCTAGGTTAACCGATCCAATGCCACAACTGGATATGTTTCGTAGAGATTTTAAAGTATTTGTTGACGAGCACGATCGTCGACGTGGCACTAACTTTTTAGAAACATTTCCTAAAATGAAAGATTTTTATACTCTTTGCGAAAAATCATGACCAAACATTTTAACATTCACCAAGACGCTTTTAGTAGCGGACAAATTGGCAGCAAGATATGGCTGTGTGAAGAGCTGGAACGCACTGAGTGGACCAGTCGTGAGACTGCTATATACGGAGGCTGGCTTGCGGTTACTGCATTTTTGTTACTGAGCAGGGGCCGATTCGAAGTTGAAAAGATACGCAGTTACGATCAAGACCCTGCCTGTGAACCTGTTGCCGACATGATAAACGAAAACTGGGTATGGCAAGATTGGAAGTTTAAAGCCAACACAGCCGATTGCAATAATCTGATTACCGATGCAGACTTGATCATCAACACATCAACAGAACACTTTGATAACACTCAATGGTGGGAGAATATACCAACAGGCACTCGTGTTGTGCTACAGAGCAACAACATGCCACACGACGACCATGTGGGTATTGTTGACGATCTTGATACATTTTGTTATCAGTATCAGCTGAGCCAAATGGTCTACAAAGGCAAACTACCTTTTGAGTACCCAGGGTGGAAGTTCACTCGCTATATGTTGATCGGTATTAAATAATAACATGAGCGTATTCATTAAACAAATTAAATTCCAAGCTGACCACAATCAAATGATTGCAGATTTAGAAACTGTGCTGGCCTTGCATCCATGGGCTAACAGTAATCAAATTGCACTACGGCACCGCACTGGTGCAGAAGATGAGTGGCTTGATGCTGTAGGTAGTTTTTATGATTACGATAACAATGTATATCTAGCACAGGAAGCAGAATTTTCTAACTGGAACCAAGGTATCCCAGAGTATACAAAAAATCAAATCATTGCATTAGCCGAACAACAACGATTTGATGTTGGCAGGGTCAGATACATGCGCCTACCTCCAAAAACTGGACTAACTGTGCATACAGATTCTAACGTTAGATTTCACTATGTGTTAACAACCAACCCGTTTAGCTATGTATGTGTTAGTAAAAATACAGGAATGGCATTTTGTCAGCATGTTCCTGCTAACGGAATCTTTTATAAGGTTGATACTCGACTAGAGCATTTTGTATACAACGGCGGGATGACCGAGAGAATACACCTTGTTATCTGCGCCGCTTAATCTTTAGCCACATGTATTTTAATCTTTGATTGGAATGGCATATATGTCGGCGGCACTGGATCTAGATACAAAGGTGTAGTGGTACTAGGAACTGATATCTTGTCTGACATCAGTAGTTTGCGGTACTCTACTACTTTTTTTATCCCATGCGCATGAAATCTATTAATCCCTGTAACGTCAGGCTGTGACCATTTTTCAAACGGGTAAGCTCTGAGTTCATCCATTGAAAAATCCGACAGTAATTGCACCGCATTGAATGATCCTAAATGATTTATTAAACGATCGTGCGTTTTGTACCAGTCATTATTAAATCTGTCTATTAGCAGTATTGCGTCTAGATAATCAAACCCATCCTCTTTTCTTTCCCACACGATGGATCTATCTATCCAGTATAACTCAAATGCGTCATCTTTATAGTGTTCTAATAATTGTGCATATTTGGAACTGGTAGGATCCATTTCTTTATAATACTTTCCCCAGCTACCCTCAGAGAATAAAGATGCGCCAGTTCCTTTATTTTTCTTAGGTATACCTAATCTACTGTAGAAAAGGAAGTCGCATAAGTCATTATTAAGAAATATGTCGTTCTGGATCTTAAGATCTTCTACTGTATCATATGGTAATCCTAGAATTAGATTGGCGTTGACTGATACAGCTCCGTTCCAGGTATCCCTGGCTTTTAACAGTGTGTCAACTGCTTTCATGCCGTAGCCTTTTCCGACTGTAGATCCTGCTTTTTTGTTCAAGGTTTCTATTCCAATATTTGCACCACGAAGCCCAGCATCCAGCAATTTTGCGGCCATGTCAGGATGTTTTTCCAGTAGCTCTGATCGAAGATATGCACCAAATTGCAATTGGAATGGCAATCGTTTAGATACCTTTAGCAATTGATCAACTTTTTCTTCGCTGTCATTCAGCGTATCATCGGAGGCCACATAGTTAGTAGTACCAAACTTTTCATAGTTTGACATCAGTGTAGCGTACATAACTTCTTCTGATTTATTGAAGTCACCAAAGTTTTTTCCGGTTAGCGCATAATCACAGTAGGCGCATTTAAACACGCACCCTCTAGCAAACTCAATTGGAAGTGTTTCGTTTTTGAGTATTGCATCATCCTTGGTAAAAATTAAAGAAGCATCTTCATTGAAGGTACCATAGTCATAAATTTTATCACTTACATAACCATCATCATCTAGTATTAGTTCGTGCCCCGATATAACTTTGGCTGCGATTGCTCGTATACAGACTTCTCCTTGTCCTTTGACTTTGTAATCAAATGGCAATCTGGTTTCTTGCTCCATGGCCATAAATGGTCCACCAACCACAAAAACAGCCTGTGGTGCTATTGCTTTGATTTCATTCATGATAGGCTCGAACAAATTATCACACTCACTCATTGATGATACGCCTGCTGTTACAGGACCAAGCAATGTAGTGGACAAGCATATAAATTTTGTATCTTTGTCAATAAATTTTTTAATAATTTCACTCATCCAGTACGGAGAATACATAGAGATCGCAAACACATGATCCACAACCACTGCTGTCATGCCCATGTCTCTAAAAGTACTTGCAATGACATGTGCGCCGGCCGGCTTTGTTGCAAACCAGACATGATTATAGCCACCAAAAATAACTGCGTCAGCCATTATATAGAATCTCCGTTGTTGGGCGTGTATAAATGCGAACCAGCAATAGCAGCCGATAAGAACTGTGAATTAATTTCTATCAGCTCAAGTATTTTTTTAGCTGCCTCGTCAGTGGTCAAATAATACACAGTCCAGTCTGGTGTGTGCTCAATAAGATAAGACTCTATAACAGCTGGCTCAACCAATAGTAATTTACATTTAAATGCTGTCTTGGTCACTCGCTGAAAGCAGGTGTTGCTTAACATTTTTTTAGCAGTAAAATACTCTTTTGATATGAAGTTTTCTTCGTCGAGGTGATGTGCAAATGAGCCAAGCACTACAATATGCACATCTGCATTGTTTTTGTATTCTTTCCAAACTAGATCAAATATTTCTTGTTGCAAGGACATCCTATTGTGATCAAATAAGTTTATGATAATAACCAATGGTGTACCAAGTCCAGCAAGACGAGTCCCGAGTGCGGCATTCCAATTCTCTAGAGAGAAATCAAAGTTATCCTTGCCGATGGTAGTCACATTGTGACTCACTAGATTAGCTACCAATGCATTGCCAAGTTTTTGACTTGCTGGATTGTAGCCAATTATACAGAATGATTGTTTATTTTGCAATCTCTTATGCATCTCTTTTGTGTCTGGGAAAACTTTTTTTCCTTGGTAACTTCTAAGCTCTTGTTTCAACGACATATTAACCACGCTGGTGTCAACAGGATATATTTCATCAAAAGCAAAAAATCGATGCGCACTATAGTTAGACGCACAACCAGCTGATACAACTTCGTCTATATAGCAATTATATCTATTCAGTGGCGGAACATCTTCAAAAAACCTATTCCTTCTCCATTCAAAGAAGCCAAATTTCCTAACAAGAATGAAATTGTATACGCCCATGTTTTCAAAATAGGTCATTACAACATCCAGTATAGGCAACATGTCTCTGGCTGGATTAAACAATCCCGGAAGTTCGCTTTGATAATTTACTATTAAAGCTTCTGGAATATGCTTAATGTTTATGTGAACACGCATGGATTGTGTGATATTGCCATTCGTATCAAACCTGGCCCATATGTGTACCCAATCTTTTTCTAGCCAATGGGTTGGATCTCCTGGCAACGGGGGCGAATAAAACCAGCCTTTGTTATCAGCTACCCTGTGCAGGTGGTCATGATATAATGATGCATCAGCTGGTGTCAGCCTACGTATCATTGCGCCTCCGGGCGTGGTTTCCCAATGAATGGAAGAAATATAACACAAGTGTCTATTTCCCACCAGTACCCACTCACAGCTGAACCAGGATTAAATGAATTAGGTTTTAGGTGATGTCCATGATGCCATCCTTGGCCCCATCCGATCAGACCCAGTATCAGGTTGTTATAACTTTGATCTTTTGTTTCTCCGTAGCGGTAGCCAATCAACGATTTACGATGTGCGAAGTAGTTTACTAGATTGTCTTGCAATATTGATATACCAGTTGGTAGCACAACCAATGCTAATGCCAGCTGCCAATTCACGATAGCTAATAAGATTGGAACCAGCCATTGTATCCTGAGTTGACGATTGTGAAACCATATGTGATTTGATTTACGCAGTAGATCAGTAGCAGAATTTAGTTTTATAATTTGAGATTTTTCAGTTACAGCCAATGTCCATCCAAAAAATGAATGCCAAAAGCCGTGGATTGGAGAATGCAAGTCTTTTTCAGTATCTGCATACCTGTGATGATATCCGCGGTGTATTGCTGTCCAAGTAATGCTTGACCCTTGTCCGCCTAGCGCACCACAAAACAAAATAATGTTTTCTTTCCATCTTGGTAGGTTAGGATGTGTCTTATGACAGAATATCCTGTGGTAACCAGTAGCTATCCCAAGCCCGCTGATCAGTATCCATCCTATCATTGTTGCCCATAGGTACACTGCTGGGATTATCCCTACAGCAAAAAGAAACACTATCACTGGAACAGCAACCACAAATGGGATGAAGCTGAACCAGGAGTAAAGACTAATGTTCTTGGTACTAAAATTTTTAAACATATCAGAATTTGATCCTCTGTTATGCATATTTATAAGGCAAGCCGCCCGCGGCCTATAAATAATTGCTCACTATGCCGCATTCCATAATAATCAACGTTTCTACTACACTGTATGCAGGAAGATTGCCGGGAGCATATAGAATTGCGCATATACTTAGACAAAACAACTGGGATGTTGAAGTACTTGATTATTTTTATTTTTGGGAACACTCTGACCTACAAGAATTTTTTAAATCGCGTATCACTCCAGATACAAAATTTATTGGGTTGAGTTTTCTTTTTCTTGGATGGAGTTCCCAATTGCAATCAATTTGCACCTGGATTAAAGAACAATATCCACATATACAAATCATCAGTGGGTCAGCTTCAAACCTAAAACCAAGCTCACTTACAAACTATCGCAGTGATTCTAATCTAATAGACTATCATGTGCAAGGGTTCGGGGAAAACGGTATTATTACTCTGTTGCAGTATTTGTATAGTAACGGACCACGTCCTAAATTTCTAATAGGGCGTGACAAGATAATACCAGCAAATACATTCTATCCAGCATACCCAATGGCAGATTTATCTATCATATACGAAGATAGAGATTACATATTGGAAGACGAATGGTTGGGAATTGAGTTTTCTAGGGGATGTAAATTTTCTTGTACTTTTTGCGATTTTCCTATTATAGGAGTAAAGGCCGACCACACCAGGAGTAGTGATAGTTTTTTATATCAGACTAGAGATGCGTATGATAGATTTGGTGTAAAAAACTATACGGTGTCCGACGAAACTTTTAACGACTCAACAGAAAAAATCACCAAGTATGCTAATGCAGTAGAGGAACTGGATTTTGTTCCCACGTTCAGTGGCTTTATACGTGCTGACCTACTGGTAGCCAGGCCGCAGGAAAAAGAAGAATTGCTAAGAATGAACTTTCTTGGACAGTACTATGGACTTGAAACATTCAACCACCAAAGCGGAAAATCCGTAGGCAAAGGCATGGATCCAGAAAAACTTAAACAAGGAATTTTGGATCTTAAAAAATATTATCTAACTACAAACAGAAAAGTGTTTAGAGCCACTATCAGTTTAATCCTGGGGTTGCCGCATGAAACAGTTCAAACACTAGAACACACACGCCAGTGGTTAGTTGACAACTGGCAAGATCAAGCGTTTTATCATTATGTACTTGGTATCCCAACAGGCGAACTTGATATCAAATCAAAACTGAGCACTGAATATTCAAAATTTAAATATGAAGAGATAACTCAGTCTGATACTGAACGGTATGACCCAGCAGTGGTTAAAGGATATTATGAATGGGAAAAATATACCCGAGGATCCGAAGTACTACGTTGGAAGAATGAAAACATGACTGTGTTTGATGCATATCTCGTTAATCAAGAGTACGAAAAAACACACAAAGAATTACAGTTTAAACCTTGCAACTGGATGCTGTCGGGACTGAATTTTAACGGGCCCATTGAGGATCGAGTTAATACACTTCCTGATGATTCAATCGCAATTGATAAAACAAAAAACTATGTCAACAAAAAATTAAAAAGGTAACGGTGGTGCGTTCCATTTTTTAATTATTCTAAGTAGCTCTGCATATCCTGTTTCGAATGACCCAAACGCTTGCGGTTCTGATTCTTCTTCGGGCACAAGGTCAGATATCCCATATTCAACAACCCCAAACAAGTCGCAATATACAGCGGCTCGCAAAAATTCATGGTACTCTGAGTCTAGTGTTGGATCATTGCGTTCGTTGTTCCATACTGGAGGAGGAAATATAGTCTGGCAAAGTAATTGCTTTCCGTCCGGACTTTCGTACTTGTATACTTTGCCTTCTCTATAAAAATATGCGCCTTTGATCGCATCATGCACAAGATATTCGTCAACTAGAGATTTGACGCCATCGTCTGCTGTTTTGTAGATTTCTGTTTCTTTGAGCAGTTGACGATTTGATTCAACTGTAGCATTACACACATCCGGCATTGTGTAGTTTTCTAACCATATTATATGTAGGTAGTTCGACATCTAGTATCTCCATTAGTGACTAGGTATTTAGCATAAATCTTCGGCGAGCTTGTTGTTACTGCTAAATATTTTCCTCGAAAGGATACAGCGTGTTCATAAACTCTCCAAAAATATTTGCTCATGTGGCAGCTTCAAAAAATGGAAACTTTGTATTGCCCGAATATATTCTAAATGTCAACAACAACGAAGCCAATCTATTTCATAGATTTTGCCCTCATAGAATGTATCCGCTACACTCAACGGGCGAATTTGTCAAAGAGATAACTTGCAAATTTCATGGATTTCAGTGGGATCAACATGGTGTACCAATTAACAATACTAAAAAACTATCCTGCGGTGAAGCCAAGATTGGTAAAAGCGGACTTGTTTTTAAAAATTTTGAAGAACCAGACCACATGTGGGTTAAAGATCTAGCAAAAGAAACAGCATTAGAATATAGTCATTCTGTGCAAGGCGAAAGCAAAGGCAGCTGGCTATGGCTCATGGACGCAGAAGCCGATTTACTGCATGTGTACAAAGGCGGAATACATCCGTTCTTATCCTCTCAAGTTGATTTAAAAGATATTGTTACAGATCAAGGTGATGGGTGGATATTACAACAACACCCACACGGCTGGTGGCTTTATATATTTCCCTTTACATTTGTAGAATATGGAAGCCCAGGTTGTGTCATGGTCAACACTGTTATACCAGACGACATCAATACCGAATACGGATTTAAATGGATCACGCAGTTTTACTATGACCCATCTGTAGGCCCCAACGAACGAATGATTTTTGAAACACTGGATGCAGTGTTCAAAGAAGATGTAGCCACAGCTGAGTTACAAAAAGGCGATTACTTTCCATTGATGAAAGCCATGAATCAATACGAGGATCATTGCATACACTTTGGTAACTGGGTCAAGAACAACAAAATAAAAAAAGCATGATGTATCAATATCTTGAAAACAATTGGCAACGCTGGTACTATGATGACGATCCTACTCAAATATACCGAACATCTGCAGACCAAATTTTCAATGTTGATTTTGATCTTGACCCCACACCCCCAGACGATCTAAGAACAGAACTGATCAGAGCGTGTCACAGTGTGCGTGATACCTATCCCAATGAAAAATTTAGTCTGATGCTGAGTGGTGGGTCTGAAAGCGAACTCATGGTACGTGCATTTGTAGAAGCCAAGGTTCCTTATGATATCTACATAACTCGCCTGGCAAATGATTTAAATATATACGATGTTAGCCATGCTGTGATCCTGTGTGAAAACCTAGGCATCCCTTATAAGATCATTGACTTTGATCACGTTAAGTTCTTTGAAAGTGAAATATTTGACTACAGCAAGAATGCAGAAATGACCTATCCGTCACAGCTTGTGGTCTGTGCAGTAGTTGACAAAATTGACGGACTTCCGATTGCTGGTAACGGAGATGCATGTATCATGCGTAGACCTTACCCATATGACGGACGTCCTCACATGTGGTGCAATGTTGAGATTGAAGCAGACTACGGTTGTGCAAAGTATTTGTTAAAACAAAATAGACCAGCTGTTACAGACTTCTTTCGCTGGAATCATAGGTTGTTGAAATCTATCACAAAGACTGTGTGGTGGAATGATCTATTGGCTAATAAGATCTACGGTAAACTAGGTAAAGAATCATCCAAGATACATGGCTACAGAGAAATCTACCCTGAGCTGATTGTTAGACGTAAAAGCTGGGGTATGGAAAATATTTTACCTCAAATACTAGAACTAGAAAAAAGATTAGTAGAAGCTAATAATGGCATTAATTACGGCCAAGTCCAACTTGATCCAATTGATCGCATATATTATTAAGGTATTAAAATCATGCATGCAATAACCTGGCGGACCGGAACCGATACACTATTTGATCCGTTGTTTGATCATCTGAGGGAACGTCAGTATAGAGATCATGAACACCCGCTGTCAAAAAATTACAATAAAGATCATTTTATCAATGAATGTGCTGCACTCACTATTGCATTTGATGAAAATTGGATGCCTTATTTTTGTGGAAGCATATTGAAACGAGATTGCTGGCCCGATCATACATACAGAGTGGTTAATAGATTTTGGTCAGTTAACCATATTGCCAGTCCAATTAAAGATTACAATCTGGTAGGGGTTGAGCTATTGCGATCACAGATCAACTGGCTACACGAAAATGAAAGATGTGATTTGCTATTTATCAGCAGAGAAGCAAAATTTTGGCAAAAGTGGACTGTAGAACAGCTTGAAAAAAACGAGATCCACGACTTTAAATTCGATGGGCATAAGTATCTGGTATGCAACAATCCAACAGATGACAGTTGTTGGCAGCGTATAATATATCAAGGCAACGAGGAACTACTAGAACAATGGTCACGCAAATAATCGAACGTGTAAAATTTTGGGCGCCTATGTGGGGAGGCTGGTTACCTATACAGCTGGCTGGCATTTATGCTGTGTTTACAACTGCTCCGGACCACTGGTGGATATATTCTATCATAGGATACATCCTGTTGATGATGGTAGGACTTAGTGCATGTTATCATAGACTATTAAGCCATCGTAGTTTTAAAACAGGAAGACTGCGCAAGTGTTTTATGATCTGGTGTGCGATAATGAGTGGCCAAGGAAGTCCTATCTACTGGGTGCTGATACATCGTGGCTACCATCACAGGCTTGCAGATACCGATCGCGATCCTCATAGCCCACATCATGGCTTTTGGCACAGCTATGTTGGCTGGATGTTTAAGATGAAACAGGACAGCCTGAGCCCAAAGTACATTGTTGATCTTATGCGTGACCTCGATGTGGTGTTTGCACACAAGTACTATCTTCCGATATTCTGGATCACTCATGCTATTGTGTTTACACTAAGTCCTGTGGTATGGGTATGGGGATTGATGTTTCCAGCATTCATTGCGTTTCACAGTTATGCGATCAATACCAGTGTCAATCATTGGACCAAGGCAGGGTATAGGAACTATGAAACCAAAGACGACAGTATCAATGTTATTTGGTTGTGGCCATTGATACTGGGAGAAGCATGGCATAACAATCATCATGGTGTTGCAAGTAACAGCAACTTTGGTGGGAGACGCTGGTGGGAACTAGACCCTACCAGTTGGGTTATTTGGCTGCTTCGGTCTGATTAACAAGCTGTACTACTGCATCATACAAAGGACGAAGTGTCTTAGCTTCTATAGTGGCTGGATGGTCAACATCTATCTCAACCCCAAATGTTTCTTCGCAGGCAATAATTAACTCAGTTAAACTTAAACTGTCTAATCCTAGGTCTTTCCGAAAAGCGGCGTCTAGCGTGATGTCTGGCATTTTTTTTCTATTGAATTCGGTGCTAACCAATTCCATAAATTTTTCTTCGATAGTTTGCATGATTGAGTCTCCTGGAATATTTATAGCTATCTATGTAGCTGTCCAATAATTAGTTCAAATCAAATAATGTATATAAAAAATAATACACTAAGTAATATGACTGGAGTGGGTGGAAATGCCATGCAGGAGTAGAACAAATCGCAGTATATTTTTCCGGCGATGTTTTCAGAGGGTGGTGTAATGTAGGTGGCAAGATTGGAAATATATTTGAAGATTTTGAAATCCCAAAAGAACCAATAATCTGCAACAAAACAATGTGTCACTGTAATTTTGATATCACCAGTACAAAAGAATTATAGAGTCATGATAACAGGACACGGAATTGATATTGTTGACGTTGATAGATTTTACAATATGGACAGCCAGCGACTTGATAGTGTAGCGGCTCGTATACTGTCAATTGAAGAACATGCAGAGTACACCACCGTTAGCGATTTACATAACAAAGTAAGATTTGTGTCCACTGCATGGGCGGTCAAAGAAGCAGTGGCAAAAAGTTTTGGCACCGGAATTCGTGACGCTGTGGTCTGGAAAAATATGATATTGAGTAAGACGGGACTAGGACAACCAATTATTACGTTTGCAAATGAATTAGTGGCTTATGCTAACAATAAACATTGTCATATTAGCATAAGCCACGATAAAGGATTGCTGATTGCCTCAGCAATATTGTCAACTATTAGTTGATCTTAACCACGCACAAGATTAATGCCTCGGCTGGATCAGTTTTATCTTCTAACGAACGGCCAATCACATTAAATGGAGACAGCTCTCCATCAACTGCTACACGAGCACATCCATTACCGGCACTTACTAGGCGCTGACCTTTGGTTACGGTACCAATGACCCTGACAGGTACTCGTCCTACCAATGCTATAGGAGGATGAGTGGTATGATCGCCTGCTGCCTCATTCATTAGGTATGCATATTTGTGACTCACGATGCCAAACACATTTTCGCTGAGATCCACAGTTTCCTGTGTTATTTCAGCTGTTCCACCCAGTGCAACAACTGTACCTTCGGTGTAGTTTGCGTCGGCTGCAAATCTTTCTGCCAAGTCAGAATATGTAGCTTGCATCTTTGACCCAGCACTCAAGGTCCAGGTCCCAGTAATAGTACCTCCAGTGCCAGCTGCTCCGGTTGTTAGTGTGGTTGCTTGCACCGGAACACTCATTAGGAATCTATCTTTGTTTACTCCAGCTGCTTTGGCACTGGTGGTTCCGCCGGTCTGTTCAACATAAAAATCTAATTCGCCGTTGCTTGCACCAGCTGTGGTTTCAGCAATGATATAGGTCAATCCATCAACTGATTTAACTCCACCTAGACTTTGCCATGATGCTGCTGCATAGCCTTCAAAACTACTAAGAGAAGTATTGTAGCGTATCATACCAGTCGCGCCTGGATCTGGTCTGTTTCCAGTAGTACCAACTGGAATAGTTAGCGCACCAGATCCACTCGCATCAAGTGCAGTACAATAAATTGTTCTAAAACGTAGACCTGAAGTTCCAATGTCATAGGTATTGGTTGCATCAGGCCGCTGAACACCAAGCCAGGTCGAATCACCGTTTCGCAACATTGCCGTGGTGTTAAGATTGGATAATCCGTTTTGTAGTAATCGTACATTGGAATACATGCTGGCGGTGCTTGCTGGCGCAGTACCGGTGTTGCTTAATACGTTTGCATGTATAGACGCAACGTTGCTCCATAGTGATATAATATTGGCAGCAACGGTCTGACCAGACCCTACAGTGAGCTGAGTCCAGGGTGTTGTATTTGCTCCAGGTGGGCCACCTATGCCTAGTGTGCTTTGTATAACACGAATGTTACCATATGCAACAGTGGTATTAGTAGCTAATGTGTCAATTGTGCTGTTAAGTGCGTTAACAGCTGATGTGATAGAACCACTTAGCACAACGTCAGCAGCATCAACATAACCTTTGGTGGCTATCAACAGTGCAGATCCAGCGTCTGGAGTAGGTGCAGAAACTGATACTAGACCAGTAACACGGTCAATGGTTAGTGCATTGATCTGTAAACCACCAGAGTCTGGAATCATCTTGAAGACAAAACCTTGACCACGCTGTTTACCAATGAAGTTAATGTTACTACCACTTTGATTCATTTCAAAGTAGCTGACTGTGCCACCAGTTTCTTGTATTTCTAATCCGTCAACGTTTTGGATTACTAATTTAGCTTCAAGCGTAGGTGCTGTTTTTAGCACATATCTATTGGCTAATACGCCGCCAAGATAAGAAGCATTGTTGGCATTATCATAGTATACCAGTGATGGAACACGATCTCGTGCAAGATTGAAGCCAGGCCTGATTGTGCTAAATCCAGGGATAGTTGTTCCTGGAGTAAATGTGTCATCTTTGCTTAGGATTGCGATCAGCTGATTTTGTACAAAGAATTTAACTACCACGTGTGGCAACAGGTCACTTGCAATCACAGTGTCAGCGATAGCGCCCGAGGTTCCTGTGGTAGCAGTAAAGCTAGGACCAATAACAATCCAACTGGCGCCTGAATAGGTTTTTAACTGCTGATTGACTGTGTCAAACCACAGATCACCTGCAATAGAATTGGTTGGTGTATCGCTTTGACTTTGCGCTCCACTGATGGTTTTCCAGGTTCCAAATTGATCGTATACTTTTAGTAGACGAGTATCTTTTTTCCACCATAATTGCCCAACCAATGGGTACAGTGGTTCTGTTGCAGATGAAAAATTCTCAAGCAGCTTGATAAAGTTTTCGTTAAGGAACGTGCCATAACCTGCGTAGTTTTTGCCAATCAAGACCAAACTTGTTGCATCCTGCTTGGTTTGACCATCTGCCACAACAGCTAATGGTGTTCCGTCCGTTTTAATTATGTTATAACTCATTCCTTAAACTCCAATTTATCTATTATTTATCGGTAATTAACCGTATGTTTTCATGATGTAGCAAAGTGCATAGTACGGTGGTAAATTTGCATCTGTCACAGAAACTCCTGTGCTTGCCACGCTAACAGAAGTAGCAACTGTACCACTTGGTGTCCCTGCGCTTTCACTGCTGTTTGTTCCTGCTGGTGTTCCGCCGCTGGTTGTACTGTTTGAACCTGCTGGTGTTCCGCCACTGGTTCCGCTGTTTGTTCCAGCTGGTGTTCCTGCTGAGGCGGCGTTTAGTGTAATACCAGTTGATGTTGAATTTGTTTGAGATACTGTACCATATGCTTGGCTAGATTTGTGTGCAGGATTTCCACTACCGCTGGTGCTCAGCACTGGGCTGATTGCGTGTGCGTGTCCTGGGTCATTTACTGTGTGCGTATGAGAAGTACTTAACGCATCGCCTGTAAACGTATGACTGTGTGTTGGCAGTGCTGTTCCAGTAAATGTGTGACCGTGTGCTGCCAATGCTGTGCCAGTAAACGTGTGACTGTGTGTGGACAGGGCAGCACCACTGAATGTTGACGTACCAGTTGCACTGTGTGTATGACTCGGAACTACAGAATTTCGAGATCCTCCAGTGGCGTTTACATTGTAGGCTGCTCCTGCTCCTACTACAAAGCTATCTGCCAAGTCTGGTGTGCTGTTGGTGCCATCGCATAGTGCCCAACCAGCTGGAATAGATGCACTACTGCCAGACCATAGCATGATAATACCAGCTGGTATTACTGAATGCACAAATGCTGTTGTAGCAAGTTGTGTGTTGTTAACACTGGCCGCTGCTGTTGGTGCAGCAGGCACACCAGTAAATATAGGGCTTGCTACTGTAGCATACGGAGCCAGGTTTACTCCTCCCAGGCCAGCTCCTATTGCTGTTGTTACAAACTGTGTAGTGGCAATTTGTGTGGTGGTTGTGCCGGCACTTGCTGTTGGTGCAAGCGGAACACCAGTGAATGTAGGATTTGCAATAGGTGCTTTTAGGCCTAGTGCTGTGGTAACTGTGTCGGTCAAGGTTGCCACTGCTGAGGTTGTGAATGCTGTGGTAGCAATTTGTGTTGTGTTGGTTCCAGCTGTTGCTGTTGGAGCAGTTGGAGTACCAGTCAGTGCGGTATCTGCCGCGTAGGCTCTTAATGCAACGGCTGCTTGCACCGCAGTCAGAGTGGTTGTTATAGCACCCACATTAGCACTTGCTAGGCCTAGGTCTTGGAATCCTGCAGGCGCATTGCCAATTAATGCTGCCACATTTGTGGCCAACATAGCACGAGTGTTATTGTCGCGGGTGTCAACATAACTCTTGGTTGCCACTCCAAGTGCTGCTGTTGGTTCTGCCCTAACGGTAACCAAGCCGTCATTACCGCTTAGGTTTAGTAGTTGGGCGTCAACACCAACACCTGGCACGTTGGCGGTGAAGGAAACATTTGCATTATAGATAGTGTTTCTAACAGTAACATTGCCGCGATCAGTTGTGGTGATCGCAATGTTTCCGCCATTCAGATATGTGTTTCCATTGATGGTAAAATCTGCAAAGAAAGTAGTAGCCAGATCAGTTTGTGCAAATCCGTCCGGTGATCTACCATTGAACAATTGACTGTTGTTTGCTGTTCCATTGAACGTCAGTACAGGTAATGTTCCTCTCTGGAATGTAACTGTTTCATTTTGGTATACAGTAGTGGTTGTTCCAACGGTAACTGCTCCATTGGCATAGATCGCACCTAGTTGTGTATAGGTTCCTAGTTGAACGTTACCAGAAATAAAATAATCGCCAACTGCTAGATCACTGTTTGATCCAAGTACAAATGTAGTAGACCCTGCAGATCCTGTTGCTGTTGCTTGCACGGTCTTAGTAAATTGTCTTGACACAGACGATTTAAGTTGTAGTCCTGGTTTGATTGTGGTGAACCCAGAGATAGCATCTTCGGTCCGAGGTGTATACTCAATGTCTCGACTTATTGTTCCAACTACTTGTCCATCATTATACATCAGTGCAACAACATGGGGTATACCACTTGTGTCAGTGATATCGCCTGGTATGATGCCGTTTAAATTTTGATCTTTTGTGTATACTGGTCCTACAGTTTGCCAACCAATACCATTGGTAAATGTTACTGTTTGACCATTTGAAATATTAGCAAGTGTACTGATACGTACCTGACTGCTATTTAAAACCTGTTCAACTACAATCCTGTCCAGCGCACTAATGTTTGCATGTGTAACAAAATCTCCAGCGGCAATACTGCCGGTGCTGGTCACCGATACAACATTTCCTAGTGTGATAGTTTGTGTTGCAGTTCTTGCATATTCTGTTTGTCCGCTCCAGACTTTCAGCTGGTAGTTTAGATTGTCCCACCACATGTGTCCTACCAATGTTCCTGATGTTCCTGGAGCAGAACCTGAATTAGTTAGCACAGCCAAGGAACGCCAGGCATCGCCGTTCCAGAGACTAAGGGTAGCAGTAGATGTATTAAACCAAAGCTGTCCTTCAAGCGGTGCACCTGGTGCTGTATTATTTGCAAAGTTTTCCATTAACGCCACAAAATTATCGTTAAGATAGACTCCGTAGCCTGAATAGTTTCGCCCTACCAGTGTTACACCATAATCTGTATTTTTTTCAGTATCTGGAACTGTAACTAAACTGTCGCCATTTGTTTTTGTTATAATATAAGCCATTTGCTATTATCCTATTGTACTCAAATTGGTCAATGTTTGAATACGAATTGTGTAATCAATTTGAACCAAGCGATTCAATGACTTTTGAACCGGGTGAAAAATCACGTGCGTTAGCAATTTACCAGTTCCAGTAAGTCCACTGGTTCCATCTAGGCTTCTTGCTTTGATTCCTAGCTCGTCGAATGTATATGTATCATTAAGTGTTGTGCTATTATCAAACACGCTTTGTGTGGCTGGCTCGCCATAATCCAAAAGACAGCTGATTATAATGTCACTATACACATTACCTGGCACATGCCTTACCTGCATTTTGTTATTGTTTGGGTCTGGATTATCTGAGGCTGTGTCATCAATGATTTTAGAATATGTCGGATTATAGAGGGTAGCGTTCAATGATGTGGTATTTGGGATCAAATAGGTAATAATGCCAGTGCTGTCAACTGCGCTGCCGCCATTTCCAAAATGCATTTCATAAAAATACTGCTGATCTCTATGGCTCAACGAATAAGCAATAGCCTCGCTAATGTTTTCATAATGGATAGCATTGGGCTTATCTATAAAAACTTCGCCTGTTTCTGGGTCATGAATCTTGATATGCCCACGCACATAAATTCCACCAACATCATTTGGTGGCCGTGTGGGTTCTGCAGGTTGTACTGGTGGTTGTTCTGGTAAAGTGTTCATATCCTTATTTAGCATGATCGCAAATCCTACGAATTAAGAGCAAGGTATTCAAATATGCCAGAAATACTTGCGTAAAAAATCTACTCATTATTAATATCCTCCGTAGCCGCCACCGCTTGAGCCGCCAGAACTGCCACCGCTTGAGCCACCAGAACTGCCACCGCTTGAGCCACCAGAACTGCCACCGCTTGAGCCGCCAGAACTGCCACCGCTTGAGCCACCAGAACTGCCGCCGCTGGCGCTGCCGCTGCCGCCGCTGGCGCTGCGCACGGTGGAGAACATATTGACCACCAGTTGCAAGTTGGCCAGGCTCTCTTCCACTGTATCATAGATATACCGATGGAATGTGGTTGTATGAGTACTGCCCGTCATTTTTTGTCCCTCATGAACATGGTACGAGCCATAATATGTTATTCCATCTATAAATCCCACAAGTGTTATTCCGCTTGAAGGCACTGCTGATGCTGTTGTGCGTAATCCAAGTACGCTGATGATATTTCCGCCCCAAATGTTACCATTGATAGTAGAATTTGTGGTGTTGCCTACATTTCTTGTCAGCCCAGTTAAACTGCTGTTTGATTCCCATGCATGATCATACCAGATAACTTCACTTTTGACTCGTACAGCACCTACTTGTGTACGCGGCCAAAAATATACAGTTTCTCCTGCAGTAATCCGGGCGTTAGCAGTGTACCCACTAAGCAGTATATTACCATTGGCGGAAAAGATCCTGGCTACTTTGACATTTGCAGTGTTGGCAATATTTGCTGTAATAACTCGACGTCCTAGCACAACTGTGCTCACGCTACTTACTGGTACTACCAATAAGTTACTCAACAACGAGTTTGCGGTAACAGTGCTGTTGGCAGTGATTTCTCCAGGGTTGGAAAATAAATTAATGTTACTAACAACAATTTGTGCATTTGACCATATGGTCAAATTTGAAGTAATATAATCATAGTTGGGTAGTCGTGGATCAACATTGGATGTGTACCCGGGGCTTTCTCTTAGAAAATTGCTTTCCCGTGTGTTACTGACATAAAGTCCAGTGCCTGTTACAGTTACATTATTAGTTAAACTCATTTAATTACCTTATGATCGTTCTAGCCAGGTTGAACCCTGGGTGATTTCTGACACTACCACTGAACGATATATTGCTACATTGGCGCTGCCTGCAAATCCATTGTCCACGGACAGATCAGACGTGATTGGTAACACAGTATCTGTACCAATCAACTGTGCCGGACTTGCATCTGTAATTATGCTGCCAGCGTCGTGTTGCATAGGAATACTGGTTCTAGCTGCTCCCCGACGTATATCAGTTAGCACACCACGTCCGGTATCTCGACCAAAATAATTAATTTTCTCGCCGTTGACCCAAATTGATCCTGGTTGATTTTGTACTGGATTTGGATCTGGTAGTGTATTAATGTTATCTACTTCAATTTCAGTTGCATCGTATGCTAGGTTAGCAGTCAGTACTGTGGTGTTGGCAAACGGTAAACGATAATATGCAGTTGGCGCCTTATAGTCTGTGAATATCTTATAAGCAATTACATTTCCATAATCTACGTTTCCGCCCACAATATTTGCTGTAAACACATTCATTTGTAGGCTATCAATCACCTGACCTGGTATCAGTTCTTGTGGAGCATGACTTGAATACGAATCAATATATTTGCCGCCTTCAACAATAATATCTTCAGGACGTACACCAAGTCCAGTGTCGTCGTAGTCACTGCTGATAGCAGTGTCTAGGCTTAGTATATCGTCACGTGTTTCTGTATAAGGTTGTCCTGTTACTTTAACTCCGTTATAAGAAGTGCCCGGTACCAGGTCTGGGATATCTTTCTTAAGATGGTCTAGTACACCTGCAATTGTGTATGTTAGCGCACCAGACACTCTGGTGCCACCAACAATGCCTAGTGTTGTATTGGCTTCAATTGAGTACCCAGTGCTGACTGTTCTGGCATTTGCAAATGCTAGAGTATTGGTATCCTTGTTCAAAAACTGAGAAGTCTCAATCTGGATTCTTGTACCAGTGGAATCAAAGAATGTTAACAACGTGCCAGATGGAATATTAGCAGTAAATGGCGTATCAAGTCGTAGTGTAGTTGTGTTTACAGACGTGCTGTTGTAATCAATTGTTACATCGCGGCCACTGCCTTGCGCATATTTCCAATTGAACTGTGCAAACTTACCTACCAATCGAACTCGCGCATCAGGTGGGATTCCAATTCCGCTTATTCTCCAATTTGCTGACACACTGTTAAATCCTTCAACGTATATTCTCGTGTCACCAGCGCTGGCAGCACGGCTGGTTGTTAAGGTAACAGTTTGATTACTTGGGCCATCAAATGTTAATTCTGTGCCTACAGGAATATCGTCAGTGAACACATAGCTCATTGCAATATTTTGAGTACTACGTGTGGCAACTGTTGCAGTTGTAAACTCAATGGTAATTTCATAGTAATCAAGTGTATTATTGTATGTTCTAACCATAGTAACTAAACTATCAACTGGCAGATCAGTACTGGACATTGTCATGCCGGGTAACACTGGCCCAGATATCGCTGAAGTTGCAACGGTAACCAGCAGCGTGGTAATATTACTACCACCGGTCCAGGATGCTGATGCTGTTCTAGTAGTTGCAATCAGTATTGGGTTTAGATTACCAAGTTCAATATATGCTTCGTCCTGGTTTCCCGGATACCCCCATATCACTGTAGAACGATCTCCTACCGCAACAAATTTTTCACCATCCCAAGATACGTCAGTAAAATTAATTTTAGCAAGTATTTCTTTTGTCAATGGATATTCAAAGTCGGCTACATTAAATTCTCTAAAATTCTTAAACACTTCAATACCATAATCAATAACAGTCCGACTATCTGTATCGCCCGATAGCTCTACACTTCCGGCTCTGACCTGAAGTGGACTATCCAATCGATTCCAAATAAGTGAACCACCTGATCCAACTGCAACAATCCAGCGGTCGTAAAAATTGCTCATTGCAATTCCTGAAATTTGTTCTCCGCTTGCATTATCACCTGACCCGGCTACTGCCGCCGGAGCATTCATTGGCACCCATGGGTAATTTTCATCATCTTTCTTGCCAAGGTCGTAGTTATAGCGTTTTGAATATCCTTGTAATAAATCATCAATTCTTGCATATGAAGTTATGTAAAAATTACCATTAACACCACCTGCAATAACGAATCCTTGTTGCAGTGTCAACCCTGTGTCCACAGTAGATAAATTAATAGTCTGACCAGTTTTTGCTGTTACGGTCTGAGCAAGACTAAATTCAATCTCAAATGTATATGTTGTTCCATCATTGACAATATCTGTTACTACCGAATCAACCGCGGTTGGTAAATTTGAATTATAAAATACTGATCCAACAAACACTGCGCCAGCAACTGATTGCACCGGTGCTGTGATTGTTAATGTAGTACTGCCTGTTACAGATCCCCAGCTTGCTGATTTGATCACTGTGATTGTTGTAAAATACCCCGACAACTCCAGCGTTGACAAATAATTGGTGCCATCTATATCAGTCAAGTCATTGAATGATTTTGTGATCACTGATAAAAATTGTATTGGAGAACCAAAAATTCCAGGCTGTGGGCGTGCGCTATACCAACCTTGATCAATATCTGCAGAAGTATCATATGGATTAACCAAGATGTTACTTCCGTTACCAACAGCTATTAAGTAGTCACCTCTGGTAGACTTTGCATATTCTACCGAAGTGAAATCAATTGCTTGTGACACATTTTGTTGTAGAGTACCTAATTCGTTATCAGCCGACGGACTAGATCTGTATTCGTTTACTATTTCTTTAGTCCAGGTTGCTGTGTCAACACTTGTCAGCAGAGTACCTTGGTTCCCCACTGCTACCCAGGTTGTGCCATTATAAAGAACTGCATCTCTAAGATTAATCTGAGGCTCTGTCAATGGCACTATTGTCCAATTGACACTGTCTTGGCTTATTGCTATTAGTGCCCGATTGCCAATAGCAAGATATTGGTATTCATGGACAGAAGGTACAACAATGCTATGAATAACTTTATTCCATTCATTGCCCGATGAACTAACTTGATCATTTATACTAACTGAGTCTAAACGCTGTGTATCTGGGCTACTATATAGGACTGCAATATCTGGAGAGCCCGGTCTATTATACAAAGCTACTCTGTCCAATGCATTAGGAATATCACTGCCTGAAAGTTTTGTTACAATAGTTGAATCGTTGAATATATTCAAGCTCAACGTTTCTGCAGCTAATACTGTTTTAACTATGCGATATGCATTGGTATAGTTTGATATTAGTTGGTCAGGATAGTTTGTAAAATACGATTGTGTTACATCGGGCACAGCAATTATATCGCCGGGGTGATATGTTGTATATTGTTTCCAACGTTTAACCACTGACAGGTATGCAGTTCGATCAAACTTTAATGTAGTGTTAATTGATCGCACAAGTTTATTTTGTGTATTAATTGACACATTGCCCGACAATTGAACAAAATTTACATAAGCCTTTGCACTTACAACATCGCCACCACCACCGCTAAATGTCACAGTAGGTTGATAGGTATATCCAGATCCTGGGGTATCAACAACAACAGCAATAACTTTTCCAGTTTGTGCATTAATTTCTGCGGTTACAATTGCACCTGTTCCACCGCCACCAGCGATTGTAACTCGAGGAATGCCAACGTATCCACTTCCGCCATCAATCACAGTGATTGATTGTATACTGTATTTGTAATTATCTAGCCAACTTTTGGCAGAAGTAAAATTAATAAACTCTAGATCAGCTGGATTACCAATATTTAGAGCACGGTATGATCCAATGGTTGAATCATAAAATGCAGGTAAATCAAAATCAGACGCGGCCGTGCTGACTATATCTGTTCCTTCGTAGTCTAATAGATAGCTTCTGATTTGAGTTCTGTACGGCTTAACTTCGTTGATATAGCTTTCAAAGTAATCTTGCTGATCTTTAATATAGGACGGAAATTGTAGCAGTTTACGAATTTTATGCACTATGGATATAAAACTTGTTTTTAATATCCAATCCACTGATGCTTGTTCACTTAAGATATAATTAACTAATACAAAGAAAACTTTGTTAATCTCTACCTCATTGAGACCAACAAATACTCCATTGAATAGTCCATTGATAATATTGCGTAACTCAATGGCAGCAGTCTTTGCAAATCCTGTGTTATCAAATCCTGTGTTATCAAACCCAACTAATGCCTCATCTTGATCATACAAACTTGATAGTAACTGAATAGTTCCATTTTCAACACCCGCAATAATTGGAACAAAATTAGCATCAACAGCATAAAGTTCAAAGTTACCTTGTCCGTCGTCGAGCACTTTAATGACATCACCTGCGGTGATGTCCAGTGCTGCAATATCCTTAAATTCAGGAACAATATATGTTATCTGAGTATTGATATTATAGCCTGTTACATACCAATCAGCATATTTCCAGTAACGTGTGCTGTCGTGGCTTTGAATTCTGTTTAATACCCATACAGAGTCCGTCTGAGTATTGTCTGGTTGGTATTCATATATGGTCCAGAATCCTTCATTGGCTGAATCTGTTTTAATCAATACTTTATATCCTACCAACAATGATTCTGTTAAAATGTAAAATAATTCGTCAAGAGTGTCTACAGCCTGATTATAAAAACCGCCAGCGTCTGAGGGAAGTGCCTCATATGTACTAAGACCAGATATGTCATATAATCTAACAACTAATTCAGACTGTAGGAATCTATTAATATACCCAACAAAAATTTTAACAGCGGTTGGTACATCTGCTATCATACTTTGTCGAGGTCTAATGCCGATACCCAACCGTTGATTATCTTTAAGTCTGAGGTCTGGCACAACTTCGCCAGCAGAATTTTCGCCGCTTAAACTATCAATTAATTTATTGATAAGTTTAGCAGGAATCACGCTCAGTGCGTTTCCTTGTTGTATTAACTCGTACTCGCTATGAGCAATAATTTCATTTAATGTAGTTGCATATTCAATTTTGAGAATTTTGTCCGTTGAAGTGATCAACGTATTAACATTGTAGATGCTAAATGCGTTTGGTGAAACAACCGCAAGATAAGGTATATCTTGCTGGGCAGGATATTCTATTAGATTCTGCAATGCAGAAATACTGCGGGCACGGCGTGTTTTTACAGTGTCTACTCCAACTTTATTTTTTACCCAATAGTAATATTTGGTTTTAAACAAGCCAGACTGTGTGTCAAGATAAACAATTTCAACATAGGCACTATTGTCGTTGTATTTTGCTTCGCCATCATTTGTAGCGGCATACTGGCTTGGTAATACCAAACTCTCAACCCATTCAAGAACCTCAATCGTTGAGTCTGGAAATAGTTGTCCCCAATAATTTACACGATAGGTTAACTCACCTTGCTCGTAATTTATATAACGGCATACATCCAGATTCCACCAGACACGCCCCAGTTGGACCTCGTTCCATGGAGTGGAAGAATCGATAGTAACTGTGCTGCTGTTTCCTTTGTTATAAACAGCAGGGTCGTATGCAGTTTTATAATCAATGTCTTGATCAGCTGCTCCTAGTATTTTTCCCTTAACAGGATCAAAATAATCTAGCGCAGTATCAATTAGTTGAGTGTTTTTATCATACAAAAATACCTTGTTAATGTAATCTATATCAACAACATCAGTTCTATTACGGAGTTTGGTCCATCCTTTTTTGCCAGACATATTTTTAAACAAATGTACCAGGCCGGCATTAGTGTCGTAATAATCGCTTGCATTGGCTCCAACAACAACCCAATTATTATTAATTGAAAAACCCGATCCAAAATTATCACCAAACAAGATGTTAGAATTTTGTAATACCTGATTATATAAGTACTGACTAGGTTCGTCTAGTGTTTCGCCCGTAACAGGTAGGTAGTCGTATACATATACGGCACCGCTGCCTTTGAGTACGTCAATGAATCGTGTGGTATCTCTATCAAACAAAGTCTCCAATGCGTCAAATGTTGCAGTTTTTAATGTGGCAGCTCCTTCACTTCCTACCATTAGTGTTTCGCCAGACTCTGGATCAACCTTGATAAGGCTACCATATTTTTCAGGAACACCAAGATCTGGGTGCTGGAATATCTGCGTTGGCACATATATTTCTAAGCCAATGTCAGCTAGACCAGATCCAATGCCCGGCAATATGTTGATAGTCTTGGCTCGCGCAAAATCTGTAGTGAAGATTGTTAACGGTGAACTTTCAATTTCAACCGTTGCCGTTGGTTGGATAGTATTGGCACCAGTGAATCTTATATTAGGTGCAAATGTATATCCAGCACCGGTTGCAGTAATGGTCACTGATTCAACTGCGCCATTTCCAAATAATGTTACTACATTTGCATAGGCCTGATTTCCAATGGTCTGATCAGGTGGATCAATTACCGCTGCTACATTTGATGTATAATACCCAGACCCTCGGATGAACGATTGTGTGTCATCAAATATTACACTACTAACACCATCTGTACGAGAAGATATTCCTGTGATATTTTTTCCGTTGATATCTTTGGCTATCTTTGTTGTTACATTGCCTGACGCCTGCAACAAAACTTCTACATCATTGATCCTGATTGTGTCGGAGCTGATTGTTTGTGGACGACTGATTGTTGCAGTAATTTTACCGTATGCCAGTGCCTGATTGATATATCTATACACTCTACCATTGTAGTAGTCAACATCTCGATAGCCCGGAGCTCCAACAAAAATATTTTTGTTATCTGGTGATATTGCAACAGTTGCGCCGTAGTAGCCTTTAAATATTGCTGATGGTGACTCGATTGATTGAACAATGTTAAATGCATTAACATCAACTTGAATTCTGGCACCGTTAGCAGGTGCTGTAACAAACTCAATGGCTGTACCATTTGCGGTGTAATCCACATTTTCAATTACTTCAATTCCGTTGATCGTAACTTTTGTGCCAATTTGTAATGATTGCAGTGTATTGAACACCGTTGAGTTTCCGCCGGTTCCGGTGAACACTGTGTATAGTCTGTCGAATATGTATACTTTTCCGGATTTTAGTTCGCCGGTGTCTGTTGCAGTATATTCAGGGGCGCCCACAATCAGTTGGTAGCAGTCTGACGTAGTTGCCAACGACGATCCAAATTGTCCCACACCTCGGGTTATGCTTCTATTTTCTGTACCTTTAAGGGCATACGAACTGGCCGTCTTTAGATACATCTCGTACGAGTTATACGAACCGTCTACTTGTAAATTTAAAACTTTGATTAGGTCGCCAGTAATGAACCCGCCGCCGGCTAGGTCGGCATAGGTGTTTACTTCCCCGGCTATTGCAATTCGGTTATATTCAGATGCAGAAACTCCATCCTCCCAAATTGTCTGATCATCAGGTTCAATGACCCCTGACAGTACATAATATTTTTCTAATATTTGTACAACGATCGAAGCTTGCTCAGTGAATTCAGTGTTTAAAAAAGTTAAAGTTTTTCCTGCAATAGTATAATCTATTCCAAGAATAAACACACGCCCATCAGACCCTTGAACTATCATTTGTTCATCTTCGCGCGGTGGGGCTACTAACTCGTAGGTAGTAACAAGTACACCTTGAATCGTGTAAGGATCTATTGAATCGTTTGCTCTAGGTGGTGACGTAATTACTGTGGCTGGATACAACTGCGACACAAATAGAAAACGTTCACTAGAAATAATTCCAAAGTTTTTAAAAGTAATTATACCTGCAAGAATATTATAATCAAATGAAGGTTCAAATACTCGTCCACTTTCTCCAACAACTTTAATCTCAATATTTTGTTTTACTGTGTAAAGATCTGTTACATAGGATGTTTGATTTTGTCCTACTGTAAGTTTACGACGATTCTCGGGCGTGGTTTTTCGTACATACGCAAATACTTTGCCTGCGCCCGGTGCCCCAACATACAACCATCTTTCATCTTTAGAGATTACCACACTGTGACCAAATCGATCACCAAATGCTAACGTAGTAGGTGATAGCACCTGTTGTGGTACCCAAGCTGACCCAGTGCTTGAAGCAATTTCTACTGCTCCTTTGGCATTCAGTGTGCCTGGCGCACCAATAAATGCATAGCGGAGGCCAATGTCAATCTCGTATCCAAATTCAGCAGCATCTGGTCCAAATACAGGCACATTTTGAACCTGGGTAATTAAATTATTTTCACCAGGTTGAAATGTTTTTACTTGACCGCTCTGATATAATGCTTCAAACACTGCGCCTGATCCAACACCGACCGAATCAGTAATAACTATATTTGGTTTAGTTGTATAGCCAACTCCGTAGTTTCTAATAATCACAGATCCAATGGATTTATTAGTAACATTAACATTACCAGTTGCTCCTGATCCGGATGTACCAGTATAGGTAGTTATTGTTAATTTTGGTTTTTTATAATCTGTGCCACTTGCTCCAATATACAAAAACTCTACTGTTGATGGTGCTAGGTTAACTCTAAGTTTTGCAGTAGATCCAATATTGGTAGTAATTAATTCAGCGTCTGGGGCCGAAGTATATCCTATTCCAGAATTAGTAATGGCAACACTAAGAATTGCACCTTCTGAGCTAAGAGTTACTTGTGCAGTTGCTCCGCGGCCACCACCACCAATAAATTCAATTTGAGGTGCAACGGTAAATCCAGCGCCACTATCCACAACAGTAATCGAAGTAACTGAGGTAGGTGCTAATCGAGCCTGTACATTGCCGCCAGTGCCTCTAGATAGATTGATTGTTGTTCCACCGTTTAAGTAAACGTTTCTGTTTAGCGTAATTTGATTTGTTGATGTACTAATAGTTGTAATTGTGGTTAGTTCTACACCAACCACATTTCCAACATTATCAGCTGCGGTCACAATATCACCAACTTGGACTTTAGATCTTGTGAACGTCAGACTTGGATTACTTGTAATGTTCCACTGGAAACTGTTAGTCAGTGTAACCATATTGGTGTTATAGTTAATATTGGCCACCAATGTGGTTCCAGGAATTGAATTGCCTTGTCCGTCCGACCCTGTGACTGTATCTCCTATCCAGATATCGTTAATATTGCCAAGGATAATATTAGCTCTGGTAGGATATGCATCTAACAATGCAGTTTTTGTATTTGATTCTGATAAGGTAGTTAGAGTAAGAGTACTGCTGTTGTATACATTACCTGTATAGGTGGTAACCAAAGTAGATGTGTCGCTGACTGTTACATTGGGTTGATGAGTGTAGCCACTGCCAGAATTAGTAACTCGAGTATATAACAATGTTCTACTGATTTCGTCGATATCTACTGTGGCCATAGATCCACCGTCGGTTAGTGGTAAACTAAATGTATCTTCAGCTGCATCATATAAAAATCCTGGATGAATTATCCGCAGTCCCGATATTGATCCCGATGATGAATTTTTAGCAGCCGCTAATATCAAACTGTTGTCTCTACTGATTTTTAATGCACCACCGTATCCTTCATTCACACGCCAATCACCTTGGCGTACTGGTAACACTCGATCAAAATCCCAGCCGTTATTTTTTTCAAACACTGCCCATACATCATTTGCAATGTCGTTATCTATCCATACTCGATCTTTGTCACGCCATCCGTGCAATGGTACAGTTGATACCAGTTCATTGATACGACTGTATCTAACTGATATCATTAGTAATAATATGCCGCTGCCGGTTATACTTTGTTGTGATCGCAACGATGCTACATTTTTATAGCCTTGGACCACAAAAGAAATTGCAGTTGGAACTGAAAGTACCCTATAAAACCCGTCAAACTGTCCATTGGCAAAATTCTTAATGATAGTTAAATCGTCTGGCATCAACCCGTGCGGTCGGTCAACATTAATAGTGATCTGGCTGTCGAGCCCAATTTGCAATTCGTTTATTAGTACATTGGTTTCAGTTGCTCTATATACATTCCAATTTTTATTAAAATCTTTAGCTACCCAGAGTTTAAATCCAGAACCAATATCTGTCACGAGACTACTGTAGTTTTGATACTCGGCTAGATCAAAAATAGTATCATCAACATCATCCACTCTTGGATAGCCAGCTGTAACTGCGTCTCCAGGGCGAGTTCTGACATCTAAACGAGTTTGTATAGGATACTGATTAAATTTATCTTCGGATGTACGATACAGATCCAATGGATTAACATTTATTACTCCTTCGGTAGGAGTTTCGCCCCGGGTAATTAATACCACTGTTGATGGGTCACTGGTAAACTGGGTTTCATCAAGTTGAAACTCAATTGACTGATTACTGCCTAATGCCCCATACTCCCCAACACGCATTCCCCATTCTTCGTAAAGAGTAATACTGCTGGTTAGGTTTTCAAAAGTTGCAGTGGTTAATGCATCAATTGCACTCGCTGTGCCTTTTTGTTTAATAAAGCCTTGATAAAATTTAGCCTGCGAAGTTACATCTAATTTAAAATCCTGGAAGTATGCACGGTCTCTAAACCCAGTGATACCTTGACTTAGTTTATTTAACTGCAGGTCCACTGGACGATGGTCAAGATCGTATATATCATTGAACTTTTCAGCATTGTACGCAAAGTTTGGTAGTAGGCCAGTTTTAATTCTAGATTTCTCTATAGGTGTCCAGTATGAAAAATCAAAATCAATTGATGCTGGAACATCGCTGGAAGCATAGTAATAATTTTCTTTAAAATTAATTAAAGTACCTTTTTTATAGTTTGTTTGCATTTTCCAAACATCAACACTATCGCTGTTGTATATAAATCCAGCTGGGTTCAATTGTCCAGTCCATGAGCCAACTTTATTTCCTATTAGACGCAATCGATATTGCCTATTGTTCAATGCTGGTTGATACACAATATCATTGAACACTGTGACATTATCCAACAGTAGCACATGCTCATACTGAATTAAATTCAAGTCAGCCAATGCAATGGTTTGACCAAAAACTGATGTTAGCGAGAAAGTATTTTCATCCCTGACCACACTAAATTGACTATTTTTTATTTTAACAAAATTTTGATCAAGTATTTTACTACCGCTCAAAATGTTTTCAACTGAATCAATTACTCCATCAGTATTGATAATTTTAATACTATTATATACCGGGCTTAGTATAACTAAATTGCCAGCTTTCCACCCTTGTTGTGCCCAGGTTAAAAATTCTCGGGCACTTAGTGTCCAATCTTGTTTTACTTCTAGTTCAGGACTAAACGTGTCAAACACCATGCCTTGCCCAGTTAAGTACCTTCCGTAGCTGACTAAAAAGTCAACCACTTGCTGGCGGGACGAAAACTCAAATCCATATGGAACTGTTAATTTAATAGGTTGAAAGTCTCTATAGATCACTGCGGTATCATTGATTGCTGTGATAGAATAAAAACTACCGTTTACTTCACTTGGTATAATAGTGAAGTATGGATTTTCAAGATCATACCCTGCTACAGAAAATCCTGTGGTGGTACGTTCGATAATTACTGCACTGTACACAATTCTTGACAACGGTGCCGATTTGTTCAAGAAAATTTTATAATTTTCCTGAGGAATTATGATGTTACTACTGCCACTGGCCGGAGAACTTTGATCAGCTAATACATTTAAAAATTTACTATCACTGTAACCAGCCATCTTGTAACTAAGTTTTACTTCCAATGACTGTATTAATTTTTTAATCTTTGCTGTTCCATCTATTGCTTTACTACTAAACCAATCACGTACCCAGTTAACGTACCCTGCTGTGAATGTTGTAGTGCCAGAATTTACACCGTCGTCGGAGATTCTTACTGTTGTTTTCCTCACACGCTGATTGTCTGTGACCAGTAACAACTGATCAACTTCTGTGTTCCGTTTGTAAAGAGAAATATCAAACAGTGTTCCAAAATAGAACCCCGGGCGGCTCAACGCTATTGCTATTTGCAATGCATAAGGATAATGACTACTTTTGCGCCAGGCCGATTCGGCAGGACCTGCATCCCCAATTGCCCAGCTGCTACTTAATCTAGTAGAATCAAATCTTGATAATAAAACTTTCTCTGGACTTTTTAGCATGCCAAATTCGTCAACTGGAATCACGCGACTTAATCCTGGTCGAGCAAAGCGTGTGTCAATTCCAAGTCTAGGCCCGCCTGTAATTAATCCTAGTTCTAGGTCATCCCATAACACTGTGTTTGCCCCGGTATATGGAGCAGGCCCGTAGTTTTCTTCCCACCAACTTGGTTTTTCATAAAACCCTAGCATCTCCCATGGAGTCACGTGCGGTTTGTCAGTGTCATAGAAATACTGATATATTCCTCTCCAGAATCCCGGAACGAATTCACCAGTGAAATCTTTAAGATTTTTATAGTTCCAGGTCCATGCATTATTACTTTCAAATGTAGTGTTTGCACTATAATTTACTTGCCCGATGCTTGCCCACTTCAAGAAATTTTTACTCAATAACTGATTGAACTCACTGAGTGAGTAATTAATAGATCTAAACTTACCCGGTACTGAGTCAATTATATCTAGCAGTGTAACCTGATAGTCAACTTTAATATTGTTATAAATTCTTAGTTCTAGTTCTAACAGTAATTGATCTCTGATGTCGTTGAATGCAGGAGTAATACTACCATCATGTCCTTGTATCACCAGTATTGGAGTCTGATATGTATCGTCAACAAACATACGAGGAATATATCGAGGATGTAGTCCAAGTTTGGTTGGGGTCTCAGGAACATAACAACCAACAGTTGTTGGACGATCAATGATTCTCAATTGAGATGTGTATGTTAGATTTACTGTGGACGTAATATCGATTGCAGAAAGATCTGCATTAAACGTAAAATCTATACCTTTTACTAACTGTGTCTTTACTCGTGGAGTGGTTGAGTCCTCAAGATATACCAGCACCGATCTTCTGCTTAATACTGTATCATCAAACGCATTAGGTAATTGATAACGGCGCAGCCTGACATCAACAATTGGAATAATTGTAGTAATTGCAGCAGTACCGTATGGTATCATATCGCTATCGTACCAGGGCATGCTGGTGTTTTTTCCTACATTAATTAATCTCATTAATGTATCAACTGCCAGTGGAATATCTCTAGGATCTATGTCAGCTTTAATACCTTGGTCAATAAATTTATTTTTAAATTTAGTATACTCTTTCTGAGCATATTCAATTGCTTCAATAAATTCTAAACCGTTGTCCCCAAGAAATAAAGAACTATACATCACAGGGCTGGCATGTTGTACAACAGCACCTTGCCATGGTTTAATATTCAGATCTCTAAGATTATTTGTGCCAAGTACATTGCCAGTCATTCCATAATGGCTGGTGCTCATTGTTATCAAATGTTGTCGCAACTGTCCAAGAGTTAGTGATTCAAAATTTAAATTTTCTGCATTTTGATCAAGATTTGCTGGTAATTGGTAGTGTCCAATTGACGACGATGACTTGCTATAGATTAATATGTCAACTTTGCTTATAGGATCAATTGACAATAATGATCCATCAATTATTACAGCATATCGCCCACCATGTTTTACAATTTCATATTGTGTAGGATCAGTTATTGCATTGTCTACGTAGATCTTAACGTAAGGGATGGTTTTGCTTTCAGCTGGCAAAACATCAATTTCAAAATAATTAGTTAATCCATCAAACTCGTGTGTAATAATCTGATACTGTTTGGTTGGTTCGGCAAATTTAGTCCAAATATTTCTATAACGGAAACCACTTGAAGTTTGTTGCTTCAAGTACATTGTGTTAACATCTTTACTGAGTTCTAGTTTGTTTGATAGGTATTGAAAAGTTTCTGTATCGTAGTTGTTGACAAACTCAATATCTCCAACGTTCTGGAAATTCTTATAGCTCAGTGAAAATCCTAATTTAGGATCAGTTGGTCCGGTACCGGTTTTATATGAAAATAATTTTGTTCCAAAAAACTTACTACCAACATATACTGATGTATCAGTAGCAGAATACCCAGCTAGATCAAATATATCAAATAGCGGAGCCTGATTATAGTCTTCTTTTTGCTGTGATGGAATCCAGTTTGTTCCATCAAACCAATATTGATTATAAGTATTCACTCCAACTTGACGTTGTTTAATTGCAGATTGCCCAATTGTGGGCAATGCAATCAATACGGTATCATCTGCTTCGTATGTGTCAGGCGTAGGATCATCTGTTACGGTCTGTACCACATTCAGGCTTTCAATTTTTGCTAATGCCTTTGCACTTAAAGAAAAATTAGCTATCAACCCTTGAAAAACTGGTTGCACCTGATTTAATTGCACAAAGTATTCAAATGTTGCTGTACCTATTTGTACTATGCTTGTCCCGATTACTCGAGGAACTATTGCGCCGGTCGTAACACCACTACCATCAATGCCGTATTCACTGGTCACTGTCATTCCAATCACAATTCCATCAAGATCGTCTACCTGGATCAGATCAGTCCCAGTACTAGAAGTAACTTTTTCTACACTTGGAATAGCTGGTTCAATGGTAATAGTAGGTGCCGAAGTATATTCTGAGCCAGCATCTTCAATTTGTACTTTTAATAGTTTTGCTGAATTTAAATTTGCAGTAACTGATCCTTCGGTACTAAACAATAACGGAATGCCAGCAACGCTGTTTATTCGCTGTGATAACACAATAGCTTGATTAACAATATCAATTGATAATACTCGTAAGCCTGATGGTAAATTACCGGCTAGATCACGAACACTCATTCCAAATTGGATACCTTCAATTGAGTTTAAAAAAATTGTTTTGCTATCTGTTACTGGAGTTCTGACCAGATAGGTTGTTTTAGATTCCCCAATTGGATCACTTGTAGCATAGTATTCTTCTGTAAAGAATCTGCTTTTTGCAGTAAAAAGTATTTTAGACCCTGCAACCAATGGAATGGGCTCGCCATCGGCGTCAAGAGAAATAATATCTCCATCTAGGGTAATAATATTTTCATCAATTGATTGTACCTTTAAGACGGTGGCGTTAGTTAACTCTACATCCATATAGTTCAAGAAGTTGTCAGGGTCTGGCCCGGTGACTCCAGTACTTACATATGGAACTCGACTAAAATCTGTATATCTTGTGTTTTGATTTTCTTCTAGTACCAGCAGAGCAATCCACCCTGGCTTAACATAAAATATATCGTCGGCCGATGCAAATGTCAATAACCGTGTGTCATACAATGTATCGTCGGATATAGTAGCGACTACTGTGCTGATAATAGTAGACACTAGACTATTTTCAATTTGGTATCCGGCCCCTGGATTTACAATTTTGAAATAATCAAGTACATCATCATTCAATAGTGCAGTGGCAACCGGAGCAGTGCCGCCAGAATAGGTAAAAGAAAGAGATGGCGGAGTAAGGTATCCTGACCCGTGCTCAGTTATGTTAACTGCGTATATTGTTGTTCCAGTGCTCACTGGGATAGCTGTTGCTGTTTTACCAACAAACGCTAATGTAGTTCCAGCAAGTAAACTTACTTCACTGCTTAACTCTAACTGAGTTTCACTCAATACTTTGGTAACAGTTACTCCATATTCGATCGTAAACCCAGCTACATATCCGCCACTGACATAAGGACTATAATTTCGACCATCCAATGTGTTCTGCAATGCCGGGTCACTGTAAAGAACCAGTGTTAGTCTGTTGGTTACCCCGACCCAATATATACCACCGTTTAATTCAGATTCTGCAGATGCTAATACTCCGCGTATTACAATCTTATCACCATTTTCTAAGTTATGTGAAGAATCAGTGGTAATAATTACTGGGTTCCCTAGATTAATTGAAGCTATATTTGTTGGTGCAACTCCGCCAGTTATATACATGTCCTGACTGGCTACGGCTGTTGTATCAACTGTGACTACTGTGCTAAATCGTGATGTTTCGGTCACGGTAGCTGTAGTAGTACTGTCTGGTTTTGCAACCAAGGTTCTACCATTGCGCAGTACAGCAGAGTTACTCAATTGAAGAGTTACTCCATCAGTATTAATACCAGCAACTGTGGTTCCACGTGGAATACCTTCACCATAAACATTCCATCCGACGCTTATTCCAACTGTGCCTTGCACCCTAACGTTGCTGTCAGTGAATACAATGGTATTTGCATAAGTTTCTGTTAGTGTTACTCCAGCAGCACCAGCTGATTTAAAAACATATTTTCCACCATTGGTGATATTGGCTCTATTAGATAGTACAATTTTATTGTTGCCGGCAACAGTGCCAATTGTTGTTCCACCAGTGACTCCGGCAGCATATACCAATAGTCCGTTGCTTAATCCTGAGTTATTAACAAGATCAACTACGTTACTGGTGAATGTTGCTGTGTTTGCATAGGTAGTAGTGGCCTCTAGACTGTTCGGACTAGAGATGATTAGTGTAGGAGAAGTTCCTACCGCAGTTCCACCATCAACAACACGAATGTAATCAACATATTTGTATTTTGAAAATATTGCATCAACTTGTGCTTCTTCAGTATTACTTGTTTCAATATTGACCGACGGGTCTGCTATATAGTTAATCCCGCTATAATCTACCACAACATTGGCTACCGTAGTTGGTGACATTATTGCAGTACCAACAGCTTGTGTTGCACCGATGCTTGGAACAGGGCTCGCAAAAGTTATCTGTGGAACAAAATTATAAGCAGGTGATGTAGAATATCCAGTGCCTCCATTTACTAATGTAAATGCACTGATTGTTCCGCTATTTACTGTAAGATCAATTTGAGCTCCACTACCGTTGCCGC